ATCTACTTCACCAATAATAGAAAGAGTTAATCCTTTAAGATACGTAAATTATAACACATAAATAACTAAAAAAATAGTAAAAATGTCAGCCATTATAACTGATCAACTTAGAATATTGAATGCTGAGAATTTTGTCTCTGCAGCAACTTCTACTGTCAATTCATATTATTCTTTTGTTGGTTTACCTAATGCTACTAACTATTCTTCTACTTGGGATGCTAACCCTCCTGCACCTAAGGATAGTTTTGATCAAGAAGATGATTATTGGGATACTATGGTTGCGCTGAAGAAAGTAACTTCTTCAGATATACGTAGAATGGTCAATAAGAATACTTGGACATCAGGTATAACTTATGACATGTATAGGGGAGATATTAGTAGAACAAATTTAGCACAACCATCTGGTGCAACTAATTTATATTCTTCTAAATTTTATATAGTTAATGAAGATTTTAAAGTTTATATCTGTCTACAAAATGGAACAGACCCAGAAAATACTACAGGAAGACCTTCACTAGACCAACCTACATTTACAGACTTAGAACCTAAAGCAGCAGGTGATAGTGGAGATGGTTATATATGGAAATATCTTTATACTATCAAACCAAGTGATATTGCAAAGTTTGATTCAACAAACTTTATGCCTGTCCCTAATTCTTGGGATACTAGTTCAGATAACTCTGCTGTAAGAGATAATGCATCTAGTAGTGGTCAATTAAAAATTGCTACTATTATTAATAGAGGATCTGGTATAGGAACTGCTAATAGAACTTATACTGGAGTTCCTGTAAATGGAGATGGTTCTGGTGCAGAAGCAACCATAGTCATTAATAATGATGCTAAAGTTGAATCTATTAATATTTCAAAAGGTGGATTAGGGTATACTTATGGAACTATTGATTTAGTTGCTGGTGGTGTTCCTGTTGGTACAACAGTTCCAATTTTTAATGTTATTATTCCACCTCAAGGTGGTCATGGTTCAAATATTTACAAAGAGTTGGGAGCAAGTAATGTTTTAGTTTATTCTAAAATTGAAAATGATACTGAAAATCCAGATTTTATAACAGGGAACCAAATTGCTAGAATAGGTATAGTAGAGAATCCAAAAGCATATGATTCAACTGCAAATTTATCTTTATCTAAAGCTAGTGCTTTATATGCATTAAAACTTATTGGAGCAGGATATACCACTGCTACTTTTAATCTAGATGGACAGGTTACTCAAACTGTAGGTCTAGGATCTACTGCTGTAGGTAGAGTTGTTTCTTATGATCAAACTACAGGAGTTTTGAAATACTGGCAAGATAAGAGTTTAGTGGGATTTAATACTGATGGATCTTTAAAAACAGATCCAACATATGGATTTTCATTACATTCATTTACACCAAATCCAACAACTGGAGGAAATGTAAATATTGCTAGTAATGAAGGTACTTTAGGGATAGATACTAATTTTGGAACAGCATCAAGTCCAGGTATAAGTACCATAATAAATAATAGAACATATTACCTTGGACAGAGTTTTAATCAAGGGGTTTCTAATCCTGAAGTTAAAAAATACTCTGGAGATATAATATATGTTGATAACAGACCATCTATCACTAGGTCTGCTAACCAAAGAGAAGATATCAAAGTCATTTTGCAATTCTAAAGAATCATGCCTCAGGAAACTAATTTAAACGTCGCTCCTTATTTTGACGATTTTGATACTAATAATAATTATTGTAAAATATTATTTAAACCTGGATTGCCTGTACAGGCAAGAGAATTAACAGGAATTCAATCTGTTCTTCAAGATCAGATTGAAAAATTTGGTCAACATATTTTTAAAGATGGAGCTTCTGTAACTGGAGGGGGTGTTAGATATAATGGTGGATATACTTCCATTAGAATTCAAAGATCCAATGAAGGAATAGATGTACGTAGTTATCTTGATAGATTAATAGGTCAAGTAGTAATAGGTAGTCAATCTGGAATAAAAGCTAAAATAAAATCATTTATTACCACATCTTTAAATGCAAGTTGGTATGTTGTATTTGTTAGATATTTAAGCACTGGTGGTGAAGATAATGAAGTATTTACATCTGGAGAGAGTTTATTATTAGATAATGAAGTAGTAACTACAAAAGGAGGAACAACTTTCCAACCAGGAGAACCTGTTGCTCAATTAGTTAATGGAGTATGCGCATTTACTGGATCTGCTGCTGTATTATCTGCAGGTATATATTTTGTGAGAGGGTATTTTGTAGATGTAAAAGCACAAACTATAATTTTAGATCCTTATAGTAGTGAAGTAAGTTTTAAAGTTGGATTAAAAGTTAGAGAAAATATTGTTACTTCTGATCTAGATGAAAGTTTAACAGATAATGCATCTGGATTTAACAACTATACTGCGCCTGGTGCTGATAGATTAAATATCAATGTACAGTTAGTAGCAATAGAACCAGCAGAGGCAAAACCATCTAACTTCATAGAATTAATGGAGATTAGAAGGGGTCAATTGATTTATGTACGAGATGAAACTGATTATAATGAATTAGCAAATGAATTAGCTAGAAGAACTTTTGATGAGTCTGGAAACTATTATACCAAACCATTTTCACTTACTGCTAAAAATACTTTAAATGATTATGAAGGAAATAATGGAATTTTCAATCCCAATCAAACAACTTATAATAATAATACTCCTAATGATGATTTAGGAACATATAAGTTATCTCCAGGAAAAGCTTATGTTGAAGGCTTTGAAGTAGAAACCATAACTCCTACTTTTTTAGATTTTCAAAAATCAAGAACTACAAAACTTTTAGAAGATCAAAGTATTAATTATGTTACTGGTCCTACATTTACTTTAAATAGAGTAAGTGGTTCTCCTATTATAGGAATAGGAACTGACTATACTGTTAGTTTAAGAGATAGTAGAGTTGGTGCTGCAGGAACAACTGCTGCAGGTAAAGAGATAGGATTAGCACGTGTATATGATTTTGCTTTAGAATCAGGTTCTTATAATGCTTCTAATGCTGATGAGAATGAATGGGATATTGCTTTATATGATATTCAAACTTATACTAATATAACTTTAAATACTAATCCAGTAAATGCTTTAGTTGTACCAACTCAGATTAAAGGAAAATCTAGTGGTGCTACAGGTTACTTAAGATATAATTCTGTTGGTACTGCTATTACTGCATATAATACTAAAGGAACATTTGTTACTGGTGAGCAATTAATATTTAATGGAGTAGAAAGTGGAAATATTTCAGCAGGATCTACATCCTTTACCACTAGTGATATTAAGTCTATTAATGGTACTGTAAGCACAGCAAGTACTTTTAATGCTGATGTAAAGCAAACTTTATTCTCTAGTCTTGGTCAAGTCAATATTAGTGCAGCAACAACTAGTGGAACCTATATGGGAATCTCCACAGTCACTAATACTGATCTTAGTCAATTTTTTGTAGGAATTGCTACTGTTGGTAATATTGTAGAATATACAAATCCAGGTAAAACTCTTCCTTCTTATGCAAGAATTGAGAGTGTTTCTCAAAGTTCTTTGACTATTTCTGGAGTTACTACAGTTTCTGGTATTTGTGATGGTGGATTACCTCAGTTTGAATCTGTAGGACTCTCTACTATAGGTGGAGCTATAAATCCATCTAATTTTAGAATATTAACTTCTCAATTCCAATCTTCTACTGATAATAATTTATACACAGAATTACCTAAAAAGAATGTAGCAAGTGTAGATTTAACCAATTCTAACATCACAATTAGAAAACAATTTGATGTAACCATAACAGATAATTCTACTGAAACTATTAGTACTGGAAATGCTTCTGAGACATTTTTACCATATGATGAAGAAGATTATATTTTAATAAGAACTGATGGTATAACAGAGTCTTTATCTGCAGATAAGTTTGATTTTAATGAAGGTTCTACTCAATTAGTTATTAATGGATTGGGAACTAATAGTCCAGCTAAATTGACAGCTACATTACGTAAAATAAATGTAAAATCAAAAATTAAAGAAAAGCAAAAAATCAATGTTCTTAATATAGTAGGATCTGCTAGTTCTATATCTGGTATAGGAACAACAACTTTAAATGATGGTCTTACTTATAATACTGTATATGGTACTAGAGTTCAAGATGCTGAAATTTCATTAAATGCTCCTGATGTTATGAGAATACATGGAGTATTTGAATCATCAGATACTAATGCTGCAACTTTACCTGCAATTTCATTTAGCTTTATTAATAGTCCATCAGCAAAAACAGGTGATCTTTTAATTGGGGATAGTTTTATAGGAAATAACAGTAATGCTATTGGAATATATGTTAGTAGGAATACAGATTCTGCTATTGATTATATTCTTTTAAATGATTTTAGTTTTCAAATAGGAGAAACAGTTACATTCAGAGAATCTGGAATTACTGCCACAATAGGATCTCTTACATTAGGTTCTAATAATATTACTGATGAATTTAATTATGATAATGGTCAAAGAAGTACAATCTATGATTATTCAAGACTTATAAGAAAGGATGGTTATGATGCACCTTATAAAAAATTAAAAGTAGTATTTGAATCAGCATATTTTGCTGGATCAGATACTGGTGATATTACTACTGTCAATTCTTATGATAATTTTAAATATAGGAATTTACCTGTAATTAATAATTCTAGAGTAAGTGATATTATTGATATAAGACCCAGAGTTTCTGATTTCTCAGGAACTTCTAGATCTCCTTTTGAATTTTTAGGTAGATCTTTTACTGCATCTGGAAATTCTGCTCAAAATATTTTAGCATCTGATAGATCTCTTTTATTAGATTATTCATTCTATCTTCCTAGATTGGATAAAATCTATCTTACTAAAAATGGAACCTTCCAGTTAGTTAATGGTATTCCAGCAGAGAGTCCAGAATGGCCTGTTCCTATTGATGGAGCTTTAGAAATAGCTTCTATAAAACTTCCTGCATATCTTTTCAATGTTCAGAATGCAAGTATCACACTTGCATCTTATAAGAGATATCAGATGAGTGATATCAATAAACTTGAGAAGAGAATTGAAAATTTAGAATTTTATACATCACTCTCTTTACTAGAGAATGAAACTTTGAATATGCAGATCACTGATGCTGATGGATTGAATAGATTTAAATCTGGTTTCTTTGTAGATGATTTCTCTGATACAGAAAATCAACTTAAGAAAACAATTGTAAAAAATTCTATTGACTATCATAATGGTGAGTTAAGACCTGCTCCTTTCACTACTGAATTGGATCTTAAAATAGACAATACTAGTTTTAATGGTATTAGAAGAACTGGTCAAGTATTGACTTTAGATTATACTGAAGTTGTACATGTATCCCAACTTTATGCCACTAGAGTAGAGAATGTCACTCCTTATCTTGTAAGTTACTATGGGGGAACTTTAACTTTAACTCCAGATTCTGATATATGGGTAGACCAGGTTGTACTTGAAGCTAAAAATGACGATCTTGTTACTTACACAGAAAATTCAGATCAATTAGATCAAGCAGGATTTGATTCAAGAGCTGGATATGGTCCAGTTACATGGGGAGGATGGGCTGATAATTGGACAGGATGGAGTAATGTAGGATCTTCTTGGATTGATGATAGTTGGGTAGGAAATAATTTAGTAAGAGAAACTTTTGTATCTCAAACTAGAAATGGAACTTCTGAAAGGAAGGCAACTAGAAAATTAGTTAAAGAAACATTTAGCACCATTAATGAAGGACCTAAGGTAATTAATACTGAAATAGGTGCTCATATGAGATCTAGAAACATCAAGTTTGATGCTAGAACTCTAAAACCTTCAACTGGTCTTTATGCATTTTTTGATGGACAAGATGTAGCAAAATACATTATACCTAAACTTGTTGAAATTTCTATGACTACTGGAACTTTCCAAGTTGGTGAAGATGTTGTTGGAACAAATAATGAAGGAAAGGAATTAATCAGATTTAAAGTAGCACAATCAAATCATAAGAGAGGTAATCCATTAGAACCCAATGAAGTTTATAGTGTAAACCCATACTATCAGTTTACTGCATTAACTAAAGGTGTTTCTATTTTAGTTGATACTATTGTACCAGATTCTTCATCTAATACTTCTACAGACGCATCAGCTTCATCTGATCTTAGCACTATTCCTGAATTATATTCATCAACTTCAACTATTTTAAATGTAGATTTGGATTCTTTATCTGAAAAAGCAGATAATACTTATTTTGGATATATTGAGAACGGTCTTAAATTAGTAGGACAAACATCTAGTGCTCAAGCTTCAATTTCTAATATAAGACTTAGAAGTGATAATTTAGGAAGTATTGTTGGTTCATTCTTTATACCTAATCCTAATAACATAACCACTCCAAAATTTGAAGTTGGTAAGAAAGTCTTTAGACTTACAACCAGCAATACTAATAGTCAGTTAGAAGGAAATGTTGCTAGTGATGTTAGTGGAACATTTGAATCTAGTGGAAATATTAATACAATGCAATCCACTATTATTAGTGTGAAGAACATTCATACTGATATGATAACTAGAGTAGAAAGTAAATCTATAGGAAGTGATAGTAGAACACATCTAGTCAATTCTAATATTATTGATAGTAGAAGAGAACCTACTGCTGGTGTATTGGAAGTTATTGATATTGGTGGTCCTAATGTCTTTGTTAATATTACTCCAGAGGCAGTTCAAACTGATACTTATGTTGATTATGTTCCTGTATTAGATACTGCAGCAGAAGCAGCAACTTGGGCAGACACTCCTAACTATACACCAAAATTCTCAGGTAATAGTGAATTAAATGATATATCTGGTAGTGCTGGATATGTTGTTGTAACAGATTCTGCTGGTAGCACTCAAGCACAGATTAATGATCCTATAGCAAATGCTTATGCTTTAGCTGGCAATAATCCTCCAGATGAAGGAGCAATGAAGTATTGGACTGCATCAATTGCTGCAGAAGGAATTACTGATCCTCAAGCAATCCAAGATAGGATGGTTGAGCATATAGAATGGGCTGATTCTAAGAGTGATGCTGAATTGACAGCATTTGGAGAAGCTAATGCTGAAGTAATTGCTACAGGTTTTGAAAATATTGCAGACTTAACTGGATTATCTCAAGGAGAATATGATCCTAATACAAATAGTGATTTAAAGAAAAATTGTGGACATGGTATAGAAGATCCTCTTGCACAATCTTTCTGGGTTCCTCATGGAATAGGAATTTATGCTACTAAGGTAGATCTTTATTTTGGAACCAAAGATCAATTCTTACCTGTAACTGTTCAGTTAAGAACTATGAAACTAGGACTTCCAACAACTGAGATAATTCCTTTTGGTGAAGTTGTATTGAATCCTGATCAAGTTAATATTTCTGATGATGCATCCAGTAGAACAGTAGTTAGATTCCCTGCACCAGTTTATCTTCCTGGTGGACAATCTTATGCTATAGTTCTTCTATCTCATAGTAATGAATATACTGCTTGGATTTCTAGAATGGGTGAAGTTGATGTTCAAACTAAGGATAAACCAGAATCAGAACAAGTAGTAGTAAGTGCTCAACCAACTCTAGGATCTTTATTCAAATCTCAGAATGGAGAAACATGGAATCCTAGTCAATATGAAGATTTAAAATTTGTACTTTATAAAGCACAATTTAGCAATAGAGTGGGAACTGTTAACTTTAACAATCCACCTTTAGTAACTAATTCTGATGATATTCCAGTTTTATTGAAAGACTCATTGAGTATCAATTCTAATAAGATTAGAATAGGATTTAATACTACTATATCTGATACTGGAGTAACTGTTGGTAATATAATTTCTCAAGAGGGTAGTAATGCTACTGGAAGATTGGCTGGATTGGCAGGAACTGCTACTGGTAATTTGACTATTACAAATTCTGGTGTAGGATATACTCCTTCTTCAGGTGCAGCAACTTATCAAGATATTGCTCTTAATACAGTTACTGGTTTTGGTAGAAATGCAACTGCTAATATCACAATCACTAATGGTGTAGCATCTGCTGCAACCATAGCAAATGGTGGTAGTGGTTATGTTATTGGTGATGTGGTTGGTATAACATCAGTTGGTATAAATTCACTTGGAAATAATATTAGATTCTCTATTGGTGGTGTTACTGGCAATAATGAATTTATTCTTGATAATGTTCAAGGAGACTTTGCTACTGGTGTTGGTAAGTCTATTAGATTCACTACAAGTGCTGGAATAGTTACTCTTAATCATACTGTAGGAGGAAATGTATTCCTATCAGGAGATCCTGTACAAAATAATGATGGTTTGCATATTAAGGTAAATCAGAAGAATCATGGTATGTATTCTCAAACTGGTAATGTTGTAACATTGAAGGGTATTGAATCAGATGTTCCAGCTACTCAATTATCTGCAGATTATGATTCAACTTCCACTGGTTCTATTATAGTTAATGATGGAACAAACTTTGCTGAATTTGAAAATGTAGGTGTTGGTTCTACTAACTTAGGTTATGTTAAAGTTGGAAGTGAAATTCTTTCTTATAGTGGAGTCTCTAATAATACATTGACTGGTGTTACTAGAGGAGTTGATTCTACTCAAACTCTGAGTCATGATGAGAATGATTATGTGCATAAGTATGAACTAAATGGAGTATCTTTGAGAAGGATTAATACTAATCACACTACCTCAGATGCTACTGTTACTAATGCTAAAGGTTTGGATTACTTTAATGTAAAAGTTGACATGTCTACTAATGGGGTAAATAGAGCTGTTGGAACTAGTCTTCCAAAACTACATTTCAATCAAACCAAATCTACTGGTGGATCACAGATTCTTTCTACTGAAAATATACCATTTGAAATTGTAACTCCAATAGTTCAAAATATAACACCACAAGGATCTAACCTAACAGGTCAACTTAGAACAATTACAGCATCTAGTATAGATGGATCAGAAGTCCCTTATCAAGATAAAGGATTTGAAGATATTAGTTTAATAACTGACAACTATATGTCAAGTCCTAGAATGGTAGCTTCTAGAATTAATGAGACTACATCCTTACCTACTCTTCCTAATAATAAATCATTCACAATGAGTCTATCTCTTTATGGAGCAGATCCTTCTGTTTCTCCTATTGTTGATTTAGATAGAATTGGAGTTATTCTTACATCAAATAGAATTAACAATCCAGTTAGTGATTTTGCTACTGACAATAGAGTTAGAACTCTAAAAGATGATCCCAATTCTTTTGTTTATGCATCTAAACCTATTTCATTAAAAGATGGAGCTAGTGGAATTAAGGTTCATATGGAAGGTCATATTAATGTTACTAGTGATATAAGAGCATTCTATGCTATTATGGAAGATCCAAGTGATGAATTAATCTATCAACCATTTCCTGGACATACTAATCTATTATCATCTGGGCAGATTATAGATCCTGCTAAGAATAATGGACTTTCTGATAAGTTAGTTCCAAAAACTGATAAAATAGCATATAAATCAGAGCAGGTAGTATGGAATGATTATGAGTTTACTATTGATAATCTTCCAACATTTAGAAACTTTAGTATCAAATTGGTAGGTACTGGTACTAATCAGGCACAACCACCTAGAGTGAAAAGTCTTAGAGTAATTGCACTTGCATAATATGAAAGTAGAAGGACACAGCAATCTCATAAGAGATGAAAGTAGTAATGCTATTTTGAATGTAAATTCATCTGAGTATAATCAATACCTTTCACAACGTGCTAAAAGAAAGCAAGGAGGTGAAAGAATAGATAATATGGAGAATGATTTGAAATCTTTAAAGGATGATATTAATGAAATCAAAAGTTTACTAAGAGCACTATCTAATGGCTAAAAACACTCTTACATTTGATCCCAGTTCTGGTGTTGCATATGGTGTAAATCTCACCCTCAACACTGGAGCAGATTTAGATGCTGACTATACTGTAGTTGGTACATCTGGAACTGCTTTTGACTTCACTGGATATACTGGTTCTGCTCAACTTGCAAAGAGTGTTGCTATTGGTTCTTCTGCTCATGCAATAAAAACATTTGA